TGTTTAATCCAGCTCAAGAGGAATAGCTGGAACCATTTAGTCGCTCGTGCGTCCAGTGTTTCAGGTTGCGCAGAAGGTACACGGTCGTTATTTGACGACACTGAGAATCTAGAGCATCTTCAGGGAAAGTCAACACTATGAATGAAGAAAAACAGGAAATTATCGAGAAAGTTTTAGCTTATAAGCTGGAAGAACATCCGACGTTGCCAGCGCCCAATAAGCGGCAGCGGCTGGAGATGATCGAGAACATTGGCCCGGAGAAGGTGCTTGATCTGTTCCTGATGCGGGAGAACAAGATTAAGGCTGAGCAGAACGATCCGATGCGCTATGGCCACGAGCTGCCGCACTGGCCGGATGCGGACAAGCTGCTCGATCGCTTTAACGAGATCGTCGTCCTTGGCGGGAACCGGTCAGGCAAGACTGAGTACGCAGCCAAACGTATGGCGCAGGCTTTTGTGGGGACAGATCTCAACGGCCAAGCGCCGTCTTGGGTAAAGGAACGCTACAACAAGCGCAACGTCCGTATCTGGTGCTTTCACACTAACCACATGACAAGCGTGTCTGCCCAGCAGAACGTCTTCTATAAGTACCTGCCGCCTGAGATCCGCAACATCAAGCGCACTAACCATACGCAGATTAGCTTTAGCCAGAAGAACGGGTTCAGCGACAATACTGCGGTGTACATGGGCAACCAGATCTGGTTTCTTAATTACGCCCAGGACATCAAGGTCGTCGAAGGTGGCGAGGTGGACTACGTCTGGTGCGATGAACTTGTCCCGCAGAACTGGCTCGACACCCTGCGCTACCGTTTGGTCACCCGGTCCGGTAAACTCATCGTCACCTTTACGCCGGTGCAAGGGTACACCCAGGTCGTAAAGGAGTACATCAACAGCGCCAAGGTCACGGCTACCCGCAAATCTCCATTGTTACCCAATAACAATGTTCTAACGGTCCCCAAAGGCGAAATGCCCTACCAAGCAGAGAACTTGTACGGTAGACACGCCTGTATCTGGTATCATACCGAATTAAACCCGTATAACAACTGGGAGCGCATGAAGCAAGAGCTGTCTGGCCGTTCCAGCCACGACATTAAGATTCGCGCTTATGGTTGGGCAGATCAGACAGCCGGTTCCGAATTCCCCATGTTTGGTGACCATAACCTGTGGAAAGGTGACGCAGAGGACGTTATTCCTGACGGAAGTAACTATATGGCGGTCGATCCAGCAGGTGCTCGGAACTGGTTTATGCTTTGGGCTAGGGTAGACAAGTACGGTATACTATGGGTCTACCGTGAATGGCCGGACCAAAGCTACGGCGAATGGGCGCTGCCTAGTGACAAGGCCGACGGACGAGCTGGACCGGCACAGAAGGCTGGTGCAGGCCGTGGGGTGAACGAATATACCGAGCTTATCTGGAGCCTAGAGACAGCCGGAGACAAGCGTGAGATGATTGTGGACCGTTGGATTGACCCTCGGACGGCTGGCACAGAGACGATCACTAAGGACGGCGGCGTTACTGTCCTTGATTTGCTTAGTCAGGCTGACAATCCGCTTATCTTTACGCCTTCAGCAGCCCTGCCAATTGAGGAGCGAGTGCTATTAATTAATGATCTTTTGTCATGGAATAGAGAAAAACCAATGGAAAAAGGTGTAAACCATCCAAAACTAATGATTCACGAGTCTTGCCAAAACTTAATATACAGTTTAAAGGAATGGTCTGGACAAGACGGACAAAAAGGTGCTAGTAAAGATCCAATTGACGCCTTAGGGTATATGGTTGTTATGCAGCCTATATACTTTGGCGGCTTGGATTGGGAAAAACAGTCCAAACGAATGTCTATGACAGGAAGTTATTAACATGATATCACAAGTTGACCCTTTAGCTATTGCTTCAGATACGCCTGACATTGGCGAGCTGTTGAGCGAGTACAATCGCTCAATGATTAACTCGTCGCAGGGTAACTTGGTAACGAAGTTTGATAATATTCGTTTTTCCAGATGGGCTGGACAGACTGATGACGGCAAAAAGCACAGCAATTCGCGTCCCGAGGGTAGTCCAGCATGGCCATTTGAAGGTGCAAGTGACGTTCGCAATCGCCTTATCGACTCTTCTTGTAACGAGTTGTCAGCTTTGCTAGTGACTGCGTTTCAGCGTGCAACCATTAGAGCGTCTGGTGTTACGCTTGACGATGCGCCGATGAGTGGCATTGCGACAAATCTTTTGCACTGGATTCGCGACTCTAAGATGCCGCAGGAGCTTCGTAAAGAGGCTGAGCTTGGCGCTCAATACGCTTTGCAGTACGGCTGGAGCGCTTTCTTTGTGGGCTGGCAGCAGAACATCAGCAAGCGTACACAAGAGATTACCGCTCAAGAACTGTTCCAGATGGCTGCACAAGCACAAGGGTCAGTCTTGGCTGAGTTGCCACAGATGATCCTCGATGCGCCTGATCAAGCTGCTGCGATTCTTCAAGCTGCAATCCCTGACCTTGATGCTTCAGAAGCTAAGCGCATGGTTAATGAGATGGCTGAAACAGGCGTAGCGACGTATGACCAAGAGTACGTCAGTCGTAATCTTCCCGAGATCGTTGCGCTTAAGCCTTGGGATGAGATCATCGTTCCACCAGAGACGGCTGATTTGCAGCGATCACGGGTAATCTATCGCAGAACATGGATGTCTGAGGTTGAGTTGCGCGAGAAGATCACGACGGAAGGCTGGGATCCAGCTTGGGTTGATCGTGCGTTGCAACAGATCGGCAAGAGCAGTACTTTTTACAACATCAACCTACTGCCAACAACAAACATGTTGGTTTACAACGGTGTAAACTACATGAACATGGTGGAGGTTGTTTATGCTTATACCAAAAGCCTCGACGGAAAAGCGCCTGCGATCTACTTCACCGTTTTTTGTCCGCAAGCAGCCTCAAATCGAAAGGAAGATGCAGCCTCATGGGCCATTCATCAACGCCTTGATTACGCTCACGGCGAATACCCGTTTGTTGAGTTCCGTCGCGAGCAGTTGCGCCGTGCTGTTGTTGACACTCGTGGTATACCCGAGTTGGCTGTCACTGATCAAGACGAGATTAAAGCGCAACACGACTCCATCCGGGATCATACTGCCTTCTCGACTCTTCCTCCCATCAAAGTCGTCAAACGAATTGGTGCCATCAACAAAGTGGGCCCTGGAGTACAGCTCCCTGTCGTAAGCCCATCGGACTACAGCTTCATGGAGCCACCGGCTCGTGAACCTACGGTGGCGTTTAACTTAATCAATCGCGTCGAAGCAAATCACGCTGCTTACTTTGGCACGATTAATCCATTGGTGCCACCGGCCAAGACGCAGATGTTGCAGCAGTTGCTCGTAAATAGTTGGCTGCTTAGCTGGCGCAGCATTTACAGGCAGATGTTTGCCTTGTGCTGCCAGTACATGAGTCCAGAAGAAATTCAGCGTATTACTGGCGGTCAGTTGCCACAGAGTATGTCTGAGATCCACAATGAGTTTGATCTTAACGTCCGCTTTGACGTGATGGACATGGACAAGGAGTACATCGCGCAAAAGATCGACTTCCTTACCAAGGTCGCGCAACTCGACACAGGTGGCGTGCTTAACAGGACGCGCCTCACCGAGATGATGATTCAAGCTATCGCGCCTGAGATGGCAAGCGAGCTTATCGTCAACCAACAGCAAGCTAGTGCGCAAATGTTCAAAGATGTGCAGAGTGACATTGGCATGATGTTGCTTGGCAACGAGGCGCTTTACCAAGCTAACGACCCTGCTGCACAGACTAAGCTGCAATACACGCAGCAGGTTATGCAGGCTAACCCGAAAGCGCAGGCTGCGTTGCAGCAGGATGAGAACTTCCGTGCGCTGTTTGAGAACTACGTCAAGAGCTTGCAGATGTCGATTATGCAGCAGCAGAACGCGCAGATTGGCCGGATTGGTGTAACTCCAGTATCTCAACAGCAAGCTTAATATGGCAGGAAAGCCAAAACAAAAACAAGACTGGGGAAGCGCAGAGGCTGAAAAAGCACTTGTTCAACGTCTTAAAGATGAGGCGGAAAAAGAAAAAGTTAGAGATTACGCAAACCTTTTAGAGTACGCTAAACAAAACATACTAAATCCAGAATTCTCAGCAAAAGGTAAAGTGTCTGGATATGACGTTGCTGCTCCATATTATGGAGAGCAGGCACAACCACAACTTCAAGCAGCATCTGAATACGCAAAGATGCTTGCTGCGGATCAAGCTGCAAAAGTAACTGTTCCAGAAGAGTACTACGCTAACTTACAGCGTCAGGTTCCAGTTTTAGTTGACGCTTACGTTCCAGCATACAATAAGACAAAAGACTTTGTTGGAATGCCGTCGTTTCCGTTGTTTCAACAGTACTATGTTAGTAACGAACAAAATGCTATTAAAAACAATTTTTCTCCACAAGCTGTAACTCAAGAAGCGGTTCAGCAAAACTTAATGAATTACTGGCAGAGTACGCTTGAGCATGAGGCTGGGCACGTTGCAGACTCAAGCGTTTCATTTGCAAAACGTCCATCTAGAACATTCGGAGAATACGATCCTAGCACAATACGAAATCTAGGATACATGGCTCAAGAGAACCACCTTGTTACTGGACTTGGAAAAGTTCAGCGGGAATACTACTCGCAAACTGGCAAGCGGTTTGAGTCTCCTGAAGAGTTCAAAAACTTCTTGTTTGATCTTACGCAAAAGAAAGACACGGAAGAGGCTATTTCTGGATTTTCTGAGGAAGCAAAACGAACACTTCGTTATCAGATTGAAAACGCAAAAGACGTAAAAACGTACTATGATAATTTGCAGAAGTGGGAAAAGGGCATTCCAATTTTAAGAGGCTTTGAACCACTTAAGCGAGGAGATCCAGACTTGCTAGAAAAAAGCGCACAGTTGATTCCGGCGCTTGTGCAAGTTGACAACCGCTACAATTCTAACGTATGACGGAAAATCAAAAGGACGCCTTTGGTTTTTCAGGGAAAAACAATACCTGGAGCGAAGTGCTTAGAGTTATCGAGCAGTTGCAGGAACAGCACTGGATGATGGCTATAAGTAAAGATTGCAAAGGAGAAGATAGAATACATTCAGCAGGGCAAGCTGATGGCATTAATCTTACTTTAAGCACACTTATTGAATTAAGAAGACAAGCAAGAGAATTAAATGGCTTGACTAATAACGAAAATTTGGCATAACGCCACTAGCGGGCTAACCAGCGTTACTGGTTTGATTATATAAAGGACTTGCTACCTATTAGCATGAACGAAACACAATCACAGCCTGACGCCGGGAGTCAGGAGGCAGGAACGACACCCGTTGCACAAAAACTCGGTTTGCTGGATCAGCAAAGTCTTAGCGACTTGCTTAAATCTGGTTTCCTTGACGAGAAGGAGGCAACTCCCGCCAAAGAGGAGCAGGCTGAATCTGAGGTTGACACTGAGGAGCCAATTGTGGACTCGGAAGTGGAAGCTGAGGTTGAAGCCGATCAGCCCATTGAAGAAGCTGAAGTTGAAGAAAGTTCGTTAAGCAAAGGCGTACAGAAGCGCATCAACAAGTTAGTTGCTGCGAAGAAGGCCGCTCAAGCTGAATTGGAAACGCAAAAGTCGCGTTTATCTGAACTGCAAAGAGAACTTGAGACTGCAAAGTCTTCTGCTCCTGCACGCCAGGTTGACGTATCTGATGCTGTCGAGCGTTTAACCACCATCGAACAGGTGAAGGAAGAGCGCCAGAGAGCGTTGGATGTCATTTTGTGGTGCGAAGAGAACCCAGATGGAGGAGTAATTACCCTACCAGATGGATCTGAGCGGGACTTAACCGATCAGGAAGTTCGCAGCATGAAACGATTGGCGATTCGGCGCAAGGAAATCGAGCTGCCAGCCCGCGAGGAATATCTGCAACAGCAGACATACGTCGATGGTGAAGTGGTAAAAGACTTTCCTTGGTGGAGCAAACCAGAGACTGAGGAGTATCAAACTGCTCAGCAGATTCTGCGTGAGTTCCCAGAGCTAAAGAAGCGCAGAGCAGATTGGAAACATGTTGCTGGATTACTAGTTATGGGAATCAAAGCCTACGGCGAAAAGAAAGCACAGAAAAAATCAACTGCACCAATCAAGCGTGCGCCAGTGCAACCGTCCATTAAGGCGGCTCCTGCGCGGACGACTCAAACGGACCTTCAGAAAGCCAAGCAATCGTTCGTTAGGAACAATTCAAGAGATGGGATGACTGACGTGATTAAAGCAATGGGACTTGTGTAAGTCCTTAACAATCAAACTTAGTTTTACTCTTATTTATGGCTATTCTTACTGAACCTAATCTTAGCGGTCGCGGTCTACGCGAAGATCTGATGGACATGATTGCGCTCGTTGACGCAAAAGACACTCCTTTTACGTCGATGGCTCGCAAAGGCAGCAAGCCCGGGAATATGTACTTCCGCTGGC